ATATTATCAGAAACGAGCACATAAAGGTAATAAGCGTTGAAGAAGTAGAATAAGCTTTACTTCTGCTTTAAGCTCTTAATATATTTGCTTTTTCGACACAGAAACACTATTTATTTTGAATTAGTATTTTTTTAGGAGCCCTTATATGTCTAGTTTATTACAAGAAGCAATCGTAGATGCAAAAGCACTGCGCGAGACAGCGTTAAAAAATGCAGAAGCTGCGATTGTTGAGAAGTATTCTGATGAATTTCGTAAGACATTAGATCAGCTTTTAGAACAAGAAGACATTTTTACTGACGATCCTGGCGCTGCAGCAGAACCAGATCCTGCAATGGGTGCAGGCGCAGAAGAAACAGAAGAAGAGCCAGAAGAGATCGTAAAAAATGTTCCCCTGGCTTCAACCGATGGGCTTTCTAACGAACAGGGTCAAAACTTAGGCAAATTGCCCGATCAGGGCGATCCGGTCGAATTCAATGTGGACTTGGACGCGCTGCAAGAAGCTATCAGCGCCCTAGAAGAGCAGCTGGGTGAGTCCGAGGAAATTGAGATCGATCAGTCGGAGCTTATAAACATCCTCTCAGAAGAAGACGATGACACTGTTAGCGTTTCCGATGAAGATTCGACTGGCGAAGAAGAAGAAGCTACTAGCGAGGAAGATGAAACCTCTGGTTATGGCGGAACCGATGAAGGGCTGATTGTCACTGATGATCTTGTTGACTCCATCGTAGAAAAGCTTACCGTCGACATGGGCGCCGACCTATCAGGTTGGGCCGGTCGAGGACAATACGACATGAAATGGGAAATGGAGAAAGAGATGGCTCATCGCCGAAGTACCGATGTCGAAGAAGAATTAAAAGATTTAAAGAAAGCTCAAGAAGAGTTGGTTTTCGAAAATAAACAACTCAAAGAGCAAAACAAACAATATAAGCAAGCAACAAATGAGCTTAAAGAAGGTTTACAAGATGTAAACCTTTCTAATGCTCGCTTGCTCTACACGAACCGTGTATTGAGAAATACCTCCTTAAATGAGCGGCAAAAAGATAGAATTGTCGAAGCTATTTCGCGTGCTGGTTCAGTTACAGAAGCAAGGACAATTTTTGATACGCTTCAAAGCACAGCGCAGTCTACGCCAAAACGTGGACCCCAATCGCTGAGCGAGGCAATTAATCGTCGTTCTAGTTCCACTGTAATTCGTGCTTCTCGTCAAGAGAAGTCAGACTCTGATCCTTTCTCTGAAAGGATGAAGAGACTAGCTGGAATAAAATAAACATAAATCATTATATATAAGGAGGTGATTAAAAAATGGCTGGTATCGTTGAAAGGTTAACGGAAGGTATCGTTAATCGTGATATGCGCTCCGAAGGTCACGCTTTGTTATCAAAGTGGGAGCGCACAGGACTCTTAGAGGGTCTTGGAGATGATCGTAAAAAAACTGGAATGGCTCGTTTGCTTGAAAATCAGGCTAAAGAGTTACTCCGCGAGGCAGTCAGTATGAGTGCTGGTGATGTTGAAGGTTTTGCCGCCGTCGCATTCCCCATCGTTCGTCGTGTCTTCGCAGGCTTAATTGCTAACGACCTCGTTAGTGTTCAGCCCATGAGTCTCCCCTCGGGACTCATTTTCTTCCTGGACTTCATTACGTCTGATGACGTAGGTGACGGTGGTTCGGGTGGACTCCCCCGTTTGGGATATGGCTCTACTGCAGAGTCTCTCTACGGTGGTGGAGTCGTTGGTGCCGCACTGACAGGCGGTGTGAGTCTTTCTAGTACTAATGCTGAGGCTGGTCCTTATGCATTAAATAACGGTTATGCTTCCGCTACTGGTTCTGCAACACTTAGCGCCAAGCCATGGAATGTCGGCTGGGTTGTTTTAGCCTCCGGTGTCGTTGGTAGAAATTCGGGTGAAGCACCTAACTATCAGACTCAGGCGCAGCAGGATGACATTGATAAGATTTGTCAGTTCGATCCAGACCTTTCTGGTTCCGCATGTGTCGCTGTCGAGATCACAGGCTCATCGGCCGGAGACCTCGATCAGTTGGCTATCCAGAACCTTGTTGGTATGCAGATTCACGCAACCACTACCGACACTGCTATTCTAAATGCATGCACGCTTGTTCGTCGGCTGAGTCAGGTTAGCACTGGTTCCAAAGAGAATGATCCAAGCTCTGCTAATTACAAGATGGTCCTTGTCTTCGCTCAGAAGAGTGCCTCGGTCCCCCTTGATCGTGGTCAAGCTGATGGTACCATTCCCTGCGGAATGATGCAGGCTCTTACTGGTGTTCTCGACAGTGGTCGACTTAATCTTCGGTTCCCAATCGATGATAACTTCGCAACAAGCAACGCTTTAGGTTCTCTTAAGGGCGCCACAGCGTGGGGTCTTGAAGAAGAGCCTCGGATCCCCGAGATCGACATCAAGGTGGACAGCATTGCTGTTACCGCTCAGACCAAGAAGCTTAAGGCTAAGTGGACTCCAGAGTTAGGACAGGATCTTAACGCTTACCACAACCTTGATGCAGAGGTCGAGCTTACCAGCATTCTGTCTGAGCAGATTGCCCTTGAAATCGATCGTGAGATCCTTGGTGATCTTGTTCGTGGTGCTACCGCCCAGACAATGTATTGGTCTCGTTCTCCCGGCTTGTTCGTCAATCGTTCAACCGGCGCCGAGATTGGTGCTAGTTCTGCTGCTCCCGACTTCACGGGTACAGTGAGCGAGTGGTATGAGACTCTCATTGAGACAATCAATGATGTGTCGGCCCAGATCCACAGGAAGACTCTTCGTGGTGGAGCTAACTTCGTTGTCTGCGGACCCGAAGTTGCTAACATCCTTGAGTTCACTAGTGGTTTCCGTGCCAGTGTCACGGCTGATGACGATAAGGGCTCCATTGGAGCTGTTCGCGTTGGAAGCCTTTCCAAGAAGTTTGACGTGATGGTAGACCCCTACTTCCCACGCTCTCTCGTCCTGGTTGGTCGCCGCGGATCCTCTTTCCTTGAAAGCGGATATGTGTACGCGCCTTATGTGCCACTGCAGACCACACCTACTATCTTTGGACCAGAGGACTTCGTGCCCCGTAAGGGCGTGATGACTCGGTACGCCAAAAAGATGGTGCGTCCCGATATGTACGGTCTTGTTATCGTTCGCGGACTCCTTGGTGAGGCTGGTGCCACTAGCTAAACCCTAGTCGCAATATAAATGTAAAGCCTCCGTCTTTTGACGGGGGCTTTCGTTTGCCTGAAACTACTTATAGGTGAACGAGAGTTCACACCAAAGTTATCGGGTAGACACAGAGCTGCCCCCTAGTATTGCTGAAATAAACCAATACAGGGACATGATTAAAAAAGGAGGGTTTTTAACTATGGGAACAAAAAGAATAGGTCTCGCAAGAATCGAGGCACTAATGGAGAATTTAAAGAGAGATATAGATTTTAGCCAGAGCAACCTTATTAACGGTTTGCTGAGAAGAAAGGCTGGGACTGCTGGTACTCAGGAAGATACCACGTTTGTTATAGGAAGGAATGCGAAAGGTACAGATGGTACTTTGGTGAATCCGTTTGCGGCAACCGCAACACAACAGTTTCCACTGGGAGCGAAGCTGCTTTACAATGATAGAGTGTTTCGTTATGGTAAAGCCGGCGCAGTCAACCTTGCTGCTGGAAAAGCTGTCTGTACACGTAACAAGTCGCATGCAACCAACCACCTTAACTTGAGTTGCGCTGCAGCAGCAATCGGCGCCACAACTGTCTCTATAGAGACCGCTGGTACTGATATTGTAGCAAACGAATATAAAGGTGGCTATCTGTATGTTAATGATGGAACAGGTGAAGGGCACTGTTATAAAATCAAATCCCACCCCGCACACGATCACAGTGACGATGCGACTTGTGTCATAACGCTTTATGATCCGATTGTAGTTGCTCTTGTCGCCACCGGAACGTCACAAGTTTCCTTGTCACACAACAAATATGAAAAACTCATTGTTATGCCGGCAACAACGCCTCTAACTGGTCAATCTGTTGGTGTCCCCCAAGTTTTGATTACGGCAGCATATTATGGCTGGATTCAAGTCTCTGGTCCCGCAGCTGCTCTGGTTGTTGGAACTGTTGTCATTGGCGATTCCGTGTGTTGCGCGATTAGCAGTGGTACCGCAGGTTCTTTGGTTCCGCGAGTTGCTGACAGCGCCGCACAAAGGGTCTCGCGCACTGTCGGTCAGGTTATGCAGGTTAATGCTACTGCTGAGTATGCCTTAATCGATCTTATGTTCGAATAGATAAAAATTAGAACCGACTTGAAACCCCCTTCCGTTTGGTTGGGGGTTTTTTTGAAAATGTCGATCTCCCAAATTTTTTCGCCCGCAATTTTTTGAGATTTTGGCTTTTTTAGACTAATTACTATACAAACCAGGAGTTTTTTATGGGCAAGAAAAGAAGACTAAAATCTGCCAAAGCAAAGTTTAGCGCAAAACACGCAAATCACCCGAGAGCCAAGTTTTTGGCTCAAATGGCGGCTAAAACAGCCGAACCTGAAGTTGTTGAAGTGGCGCCACCCGAGCTGAATCTAAAAGTTGAAGAAACAACCCCAGAACCGAAATTAATACAGAAAACAGCCGAGACCCCAACTTTAACTATACCTACGGTGCCCAAGCCAAAGCTGAAAACAGCAAAAACCAAGAAAACTACAACTTCGACTCGAAAAAGATCTACTTCAACCAAAAAAAGAGCACCAAAAAAGAAGACAACTGCAGCATCTGCATAAAATAGTTAAATCTTTGTAAAACACACCTCAGCTTGTCTGGGGTTTTGTTTTATCAGAACTAATTATCGTAGGAGGACTTTTTATGCCCACTGATTTAAGCCCAAAGTCAACAACTAGCGCTGTTATACTACCAGCAACTGGAAATCTTTCAGATGGAACCGGAGACGATGTTAAAAATGGTGTTGTTTTCGGTATGTATACCGGCTCATACGATTTCATTAGTGGAGCGTCTGATCAAGTATCTTATGTTTACAGAAAGCTTGGCGGCGATGTTGTTGATGTCGAATTAACCGTTTCTAATGTTTATGCTGCCTACGAAGAGGCAGTGTTAGAATATTCCTACATCTTTAACTTGCATCAAGGAAAAAACGTATTATCCAATGTTTTGGGAAATGCAACCGGCGCCTTTGATCACAATGGTCAGCTTAGGGGAGGAGATGACCTCAGCGGCTCCCATGTTCAGCTTAGATATCCTAGATATACATTAGGATACTCTCGCCGCGTCGGAGACGCAGCTGCCTCTGCCGGCGGTTTCGGAGGCACCTTGCGTCAATATTCGGGCTCCTTTCAGCCCGATAGCAGCATACAAGATTATGATTTGCAGAAAATTGTTGAAGATGCCTCTTCTTCCGGCGTGGATGATTCCGGACAAGCAGTAGATTTTTCTGGAAAAGTTTCAGATCTGCGCATTTATATAACGAAAGTTTTCTATATGTCTCCTGCGGCAATGTGGCGCTTTTACGGCTATTATGGAGGTATTGGTGTGGTAGGAAATTATTCAACATATGGTCAATATGCTGATGATTCAACTTTTGAAGTTATTCCAACATGGCAAAATAAATTACAAGCTGTTATGTATGAAGATTCATTATTTACGCGAACTTCTCATTATTCATACGAGATCATCGACAACAGACTAAGACTGTATCCTAATCCGAGTTATTGGGATTTCGGCGCCTTAGACAGGATTTGGTTTAGATTTTATATTAACACGGATCCGTGGGAAGAGAACGATGATTACCGATCGGGCGTAAAGGGTATCAATAATCTTAATACATTGCCGTTCGACAATATACCTTATGATCGTATTAACGCGATAGGAAAACAGTGGATTCGAAAATATGCTCTTGCTTTGTGCAAAGAGATGCTTGGCCAAATTCGAGGTAAATTTACGACAATTCCAATTCCTGGCGAGAGCGTAACGTTAAATCATTCTGAATTGTTAACTCAAGCAAAGGAAGAACAAACGCAATTAAGGGATAAACTCATGGAGATCTTGAAAGAGACTGAATATGTGGCTCTTGCGAAACAAGACCAGGAGATCTCC